GCGCAATACCAGCTAAAAATAGGGATTCTGACTTGTAAATGTTTCCTACACCAGAAATCTTTTTCTGATCCATTAACCACTTTACCACCGACCAACTGGGATTACCTCGTGCGCGGGTATTAAATTCGCTAAGAGTACAAGGATTATTAAGCATATCAGGTCCAATTGATCTAAGTTTTGCTTGAAGATCACTTTCTTTATCCACAAACTTAATAGTCCCAAAATTACGCTGATCGTTGTAGTAGACAGCAGTGTCATCATCAAAGTAAAAAGCCATCCTTGTATGTTTGGATGGCTGGAGTTTAAAATTACCAGTCATACCAAGAGTAGTATAAATATAATATATTGGAAGCAAATCACCAAGCTCCCAATATATAAATTTACCCTTGTTGTGGACGGCTTTGACAGGAAATGGCCCATCATCTTCTAAATCACAATAGAAGCTGCCAAATCCTGTAGGTAGATTTTTAGTATATCTACCAGAAATAAAATTGATATTAATTAAATTTTTACCTCGTACAGCCCGATCAAGTTGTCTAGCTGTACGAGTGCATTCTGGACCTTCAGGCATTAGCGCATCTTAAGGTTAGCTTGACGTGGGAATCCCCAAACATCTATTGCTGGAACGCGAATCATACGCTCTTTAGTATTCTTTTTATCGGGATTTGGGACAGTGAGCATCACGTTTTTACCTTTACGCCACGCAATAGCTTGATTATTACGGCGCATATCAGACTGAATATACTCACGACGAAGAGCATTTAACACAGAACGTGTTACATTTGGACGCTCACCTTTAGAGGTGTAATTTTTACCAGAACTTTTCTTACCTGCCATTTGAATCTCCTGTTTTTGAAATATAAGTTAATATACAAAAATAAAGAGCACTAAGCAACATTAATGTAAGTTACGTAACCTGTCTTCAACTATTTTAATATCTTTTGGCTCATCAACAGCCCAGCTATCTCCTATTAAATCAATGCAATACACGGGAATTCCAATTTGGAGAAATCTATGAATAGATAATCCGTCAAGTGACTCAGCACTACATAGCCCTTGACTAAAGTAACTATCCAAAACATTTTTAGTGTAACTATGAATCCAAATAGCTTTATGTGCTTTTTGGAATTGTCCTTTATAATCAACGGGTATGCCTGCACGAGATGCGTAAAGCACTCTATTTTGCTCGTCGAAAACAATTTTTGCTTTTGAAGGGTCGTTGAATTCATTCTCATCTATGCTTTTTCTTCCAATTATGAATTGGTTTTTACTTGAGTCACTTTTTGCAATTATGGTTTTAATATCTTCTACATTAATTAAAGGTTCATCTCCACATGCACAAATATAAATTTTAGCAGCAATTTTGTCACTTACTAACTTTACTCTATCAACTTCACTGGCTGCTTTATCTGTTAATATGCAATTGATATCATTAGTAATGCAATAATCAATAATCTCATTATCCTCAGTAGCTACAACAATATTATCTGAAGAAGTTACTTGTAGTGCTCTGTTCCATACATGGTGTATCATAGGCACACCCATTATCTTAATTAAGGGTTTACCAGGAAGCCTAGAACTGCTCATTCTTGCTGGTATAACTATCAAAATGTCTTTCATTTATGAATCTCCGTGTTTGATTGTAAAATTGATTTCCAAATTTTCCTCTTTCCTAAGTATTTTTTATCTTCAAGATAGTTTTCTTCATTATGAAAAATAGCATATCTTTCGAAATATTCGCTATCATAAATTTCTCTGGTCTCCCAAATATTGTCAAATCCCCAAAGATGTATCTTTTCGGCATTATTTTGTAAAGCCCATAAATATGCTCTTTGTCCTGAATCTGAATATGAATCATAGTTGGTATGCACTTGATAAACTGCCCATTTGTAGAGTAAGTGAGTTCTATCAATAAGAGATAGGGACTTATGTGAGTATAAAAATTTTATAAAGTTTTTATCTTGAGGAAAATAAAGCGTATTTGTTGTAATAGTAGGTAAATTCCAATAACCCTCTCGACCCAATCTGTACGCGGGAGTACATACTATATCGCAGTCAACAGTTGGTCTATGAAAACATATGACCGTTCCGGTAGTATATTTAAACTGAGCCGCAGAAGGACCGTGGCCTACAAGATGAACCTCACTTAAATCATAATCAGATGGTAAAACTTCTTTCATTAAAACCTCGGATAATCAGTAAAATTTGAACTACCATAAAACGATTCAATCTCAGTAGCCCAATTAATAAAATTATTATAACCTAACTCTTTCTCTTTACCAGCAAAATGAATTAACGAGTTAGGAATAGGAGATTGTCTATTTCTCCAATAACCACAACCTAAAGGTTTATAGTTTAGAGTTTCTGAAATTTCTGTAATGAGATTGTTATTATAATGTGCCCAAACGTTGAATAAAAACTCATCAGGCTCCCCTGTATCAAAAGATTTAAAAAGAGACTCAAAGTTTCTTAACGGTTTATTTTTATCATTTAGTTTAAGAATCTTAGTCCAAGCTGCCTGATCATTTAAGAAAAAATCATAGAAATCATACAAGAGTTCAATTAAATTAATGTTTTCAACTATAATTACGCCACAATCATAATAAGTAGAAAAAGTTTTAGGGTATAAAGGCTTATAGTAAGAAACTAATCCTAGTCCTTTAGTCTTTGGAATGGTTGGATTGTAAAAGGGTAAAATGTCAGAATCAAGATGAATTATTCTATCATAATCATGCCGTAAGTCATAAAAAGACTGAAATTTTTGAAAGTTGTAGGGAAGGCGGGGAAATTTGTCTGCCCACGAGGATAAGGTGTCAACACAAACATAGGCATAATCGTTTGACTCTGACCACTCTTTCATTTTAGAAGTGCAAAAATTGATTAGAGGACGATTATCATCAATACTAACTTGAAGAATACATGTTTTCATTTGACGAGTTAGAAGATATAGAGATATTGCTGTGTAGTTCTATTAATGTATAAATAAAATCTGCGGGTTCATATAATTGTGAACATTTTCGACATTCTACAATATCAAGAGGCTCTATTTTACCATTCATGAACCATACTTCTTCATCAGAAGAACAGACGGGACATAAACTTCTAGCTCTGTATATACCCATTATAAATTTTTCGGTGATATAAATCCATTGAGTGATCACGTGCTCCGTCAAAAAACTCACGTTTTTTCCACGCGGCTAGTCGCCCACGCCATTGATCTTTGATTCGTTGCCAAACAGTCATATTACGAATATTTCCGTAGTGATTTATATAAACAAGTTCTCCGTGGTGACGGTACACAATAGGAGGAGGTACACGAGTCACAATATCATTGTTGTTAACAAAGCGATAATGCTTTATTTTATCTGTATTCATTTCTTTGACGAAGCGTCTATCACCTACGCGGGGGGAACCAAAAGTGTAAAGTTCGTTGGCGTCTAACCGACTTGCCATGATAGTAGCTAATGCAGCTCCGAGTGAATGACCCGTACACGTGATTCGACAATCATCATCAAATTGTTGAGCATCTAAATACTCAACAATCTCACTATACACAAGATTTAGTGCATTAGCAAACCCAGAATGAACACGACCTTTTTCTTGGGCTCTTTTAGGCCATGCACGTAAATCAGCTAAAAGATCAGATAATTCAGTGGGCTCAGTACCCCTGAAGCAGATTATGAGATTATTAGTTTCTTTATCCCAAGCAACAAAGCATTGAGTACCACCTTTATCAAACCACTTGAATTTTTCATAACCAAATGTGTCACATGAAGATTTTACGAGAGCCTCGCCTGAATAAACAAGTTTACTCAAGTAGGCTGCACGAACTGCTGTGTGTAAATTCATTTTTTCTTTTTTCATTAATATCATTCCTTAATACATCATACACTCTGGGTACTCAATTATCTTTTTATGAGGAAGCACTAGCTTAAGATTATGCATACCATAAGATCTGTGCTGCACGCATCGATCCCATTGCCCTCCCATCATAATAATACTATCAAAGTCATATTTTTTTTGTATACGTAATATATCAAATACTACATCCCTTGTTACTTGTCCTTGTTTCCAGAGATTTGACATATAGCGTCCAGGTTTATATGTGTAGGGTATCAATTCCTCTGAAAATTTATTTAAGCGTTGTCTAATAGTAGGATGATAACCCTGACCATTGATACGTGATTTTACACTCCCGTTATTGGCGTATGTTGCAAATAAAACAGCTTCTATGTTATCCAAACTATTTATTTTATTTACCATAGTATCAATAAATTTAGGATATGTATTAGGCCATACATCAATTGCTATCACTATACTTTTAGTCATAGTCTTATCAAGTATACCTACTTACTTTTCATTTTCTTCAGAATAGCAGCTTGAAGAGCAGGCGGCAGCTTCTTCTGTGCTGGAGTAAGTCCGTTAGTTTTACGTTGACCCTTCATTGGGGGCTTTTTCATTGGTTCTTTTTTCATTATGATTTTCCTCTTCTTCCTAAGTCGATTTTTTTACCCTTATGAGGGCCTGATTTACGTGGTAACATACCACGTGCGACAAGTCTGGCTCGGTTTGTAGAACCGATTGAGCGTCCAGACTTATGTTTGCGTAGTAGCGCAGCATAGTTAATCTTCGGTTTTTTATTCGCCATCATTCATCATCTTTCGTAAATGAGCGTGTTTCTTCATATCATTGTAAATATCTATAATACCACGCGCAGCATGCGTTTTAAATACAAAAGGAAAAAATGCATGAATAGTACTAGTAATTAGTATTTTGACTAGTCTATAACTATTATAAAGACTGTGAGAAAAATGTGCCCAGTAGCTCATACGGCTATTTTTTAAATGCTCTATAGAATTCTTAATCATAAAGTATGTTACCTATTTGCCAAAGGGTTGTCCAAAGATTTTTGTAACTTTCTATCCAAATCTTCCTCTAAGGAGTTTAGTTCTCTTTTGACAAAACCTTCCATACCGGATACTTTATCATTGAAACGATTGTTAGCATCTTCAATCATAGATCTTGCATCTGATTTAGTTCTGTCCATAAGTGCCTGTGCTTCATCTTCTACCTTATCAATATCGTTCTCAACTTTGTCTAGTATTTTTTCCATACGAACTAAGTCACCGCGCAGGTCATGCTTTGTATCACGCATAAAATCAACCTGCTCACCGATTGCATCACGAATAATGATAACTTCTTCTCTTGTTATTTTCATTTCTTCATGAAGTACTGCAAGGTTTTTATCAAACTCTGATAAGTCTGGTGCTACATAGTTTTGGATCTGTTCTTTCATATCCATATAATCTTTGTAGAACTCAAAGCCTCCCCAAAGTCCTCCACCTAGTGTTCCAATGAGTGGTAATACTAGAAGTAGTTTACTTCCTCCTACTTTGATTCCTCCGTATTCTATTTCTGCCATTTCTCTCTCCTATTTAAAGTTATATTGCGAATCTTCCATTGCTCCGAAGTTAGGGTCGTTTAAAAACCATCTAGCAAATGCATGATCTACTGTAGGTTTTGGTGGGTAAAAATTTGCTAAATCTATATTTTCTTCTTTTCCGTAGTCGTTAAAATCTGGTACAAAACTTATAAGTGCTAATAACCTACGTTGAATATCCATTTGTTGTTCTAAAGTTACCGCTGCTTCTAATTCTTTTACAGTCTCTATTGCTTTCATAGCTATTAGAAGTCTCATCTTCTCTCTTTTTGAATCCACAGGATTAACTTTAGGCATTGCTTTACCAGGAATATTCTCCACATAGTCGGGTTTAGAATTCTCAAGTGCTGCTAGTTCTTTTTCAATATTATCTTCTTGATTGGCGCCGCCTTGCCTAGCATCAAGCGGTCCTCCTCCAGACGCTTCTTCAGATGAATTTTCTAAAGCGGCTATCTCAGAGTCAATGTCGTCTTCCATAGTAGCCTCACCATCTAATGATTCAAGTTCTGCTATCTCAACTTCAATGCTATCATCTATGGTTTGAAATCCTGTTTTTTGTTGTACTTCTTCGGTAGGAGCTTCTACAACATCATTAGAAAAAGTGGGGCTTGTAGCAGTGATCTCAGGCTGATAAAAATCAGGCTGACCAGTAGCTAAATCTGTATCAATAGAAAGAACATCTTCAACTACAGGGTCTAAGACTGCAAAATTATTATCATTACCCGATAAATCGACGTAACCTGGGCACGTTTGACTGTACTGAGCATCTAAACTACATTGTTCATCAAAATATGCAACATCGTACCCAGTACATCCTCTGTCAAAAAGAGGATTCTCTTCACATTTTGCAA